TACAGATGAGAAACTCAGAGAGATATACACTCAAGCACGTGAAATTGCCAAACGCCATAACGTAGCATTCATTGCTATCAGTCAGGCTTCCGCAGATGCAGAAGGTAAAACACGATTGAATCCTACAGAGATGGAAGGTAGTAAGACAGGTAAGTTTGCAGAAGCTGATCTGATCATTGGTATCGGACGACATGAGTATGGTGTTGATGAGGAACCGGATTACACTCGTCACCTCTGTGTCGGCAAGAACAAAATCTCAGGATGGCACGGCACGATTGTCTGCTTGATTGAGCCAAGGATTAGCCGTTATGTCGATTAGTAGCAAAAAGATTCTTGTTGTAGACGTAGAGTCTACCGTCCAACGTGTTGATGACAGAATCGATGGCAGTCCATTTAACCCAAACAATTACTTAGTATCTGCAGGTGCACTGTGGGCTAAAGAAGGAGCAACACTCGATGACGTACAATATTTCTTCTTCGATCATAACGATATGCCAATTAGTTATAACGTATTGGATTCTTATAACCATTTGAAAGGTATGATCGAGGAGGCTGACATTCTGGTAGGCCACAACCTCAAGTTCGATTTACACTGGCTCAAACAGAGTAACTTCGATGTCACTAACAAGATTTATTACTGCACCATGATCGGTGAATATATCTTGCTTAGAGGACAAAAAAGTCCTCTCAGTTTGGATGCTGTATCAACACGTCGTAAAGTCCATCTGAAACAGTCAGAACTGGTCTCTGAGCGATTTAATGCAGGCCAAGGCTACGAAGCTATGCCAATGGATGTAGTTGAAGAATATGGACGTTCTGATGTGCTGTCTTGTATGGAAGTGTTTTTAGCACAAGCAAAAGACTATGCGACTGAAGAAAACATCAGCTTACGCAAGACTCGTAACATGATGAATGAGATGCTAGAAGTCTTACTTGAAATGGAGACGAATGGCATCTACATCGACTTAGCTGAGTTAGAAACTGTAGAGAAAGAATACACAGAAGAGAAGAATCGACTAGAGATTCGCATGTACGAAATTTGTCGTACAGTCATGGGAGATGTTCCTGTCAATCTCAACAGCCCAGCGCAGTTATCTGAAGTTATTTATTCTCGTCGTGTGCTCGACAAGAATGAATGGAAAGAGACATTCAACATTGGATTGAACAAACAAGGTAAACCATTAATCCGTCCACGATTGACAGACAAGGAGTTTGCAGGTGAAGTCAAAAGGCAGACAGAGATTCTTTATCGTAAAACAGGGCAAACCTGTCGAGACTGTGAAGGTCAAGGTACGTTCTTTAAGACCAAGAAAGACGGCACTTCTTTCAAGAAGCCTACTCGATGTTCCACATGCGGAGGGTCAGGAATTGACTTCAAAGACACTGATCAAGTCGCAGGACTAAAACTGATCCCTAAAGGAGTCAAGGACGTATCTGCGAATGGTTTTGTGACCAGTAAGAACGCTGTTGGTATTCTGTTAGCACAAGCCCACAGAAGAAACAATGATCTTGCTGTAGAGTTCCTAGAATCGATGAAGAGACTCAACGCAGTGTCTACCTATCTCAACTCTTTCTGTGGGGGCATACGAAGGAATACACGGCCTGATGCATTACTACATACGACATTCAATCAGTGTGTTACTGCGACTGGCCGCTTATCTTCTTCGGACCCTAACTTCCAGAATCAGCCACGAGGAGGAACCTTCCCAGTACGTAAGTGCGTCTTGTCCAGATTTGATAATGGCAAGATCATTGAGGCTGACTTCAGTGGGCTAGAGTTTCGTGTAGCCGGTGAACTATCGCAGGACCCTCAGATCATTGCAGATATCTTGGAAGGTAAGGATGTACACAAACAGACTGCATCGATCATTCAACAGAAATCCATTGATCAGATTAGCAAAGATGAAAGACAGCAAGCCAAAGCCTACACGTTTGCCCCACTCTATGGTGGCCGGGGTGCAGGGGAACCACAACACGTACAGAATTACTTTCGGGAATACTTCAACATCTATGAAGGATTAGCGGAGTGGCACGAGACTTTACGCAATGGTGTATTAGCAACAACTAAAGTTATCCTCCCATCGGGTAGAGAACTTGCATGGCCAGATGCCCAGCGGGAGGCCAATGGGTGGGTGACTTATGGCACACAGATTGTGAACTATCCAGTGCAGTCATTTGCAACTGCAGATATTGTTCCACTGGCTTGCATACGTGCTTATAAAATGATGAAAAATCGACACATTCAATCGTTATGTGTATTGACTGTACATGACTCGATTGTTGTCGATACACACCCTGATGAAATCGATATTGTGAAAGATATTTTAGTCGAAGCTATGGAAGGGGTTGTGGATGAGATTAAAAAGCGTTATGCTTACGAAATGGTACTTCCTCTCGCCATTGAGATCAAAGCAGGGGATACTTGGTTAAACGGAGACGTTATATATGAGTAATGTACAAGTGTACAACGACATGAACGCCAATCAGCTTATGGCTATGATGGGTAGTGGTCAGCAACAGCAAGAGGAGATGACAAGTCTTCTCCCTCTTTTAAAAATTAACTATCAGGATGAAGACGCTGATGGTAACGAACTCAAAAAGGGTTTGTTTGTTTTGGGCACTGGCGAAGACGCTGTGTATGCCAAAGAAGTTAAAATCCGTGTGTTCGGAGATTTCATGCAGTATCTGCATTACGATGCAGAAGCTGAAGAAGTAGTCAACCGTTCGATTATTCATCGGATGGGAGATGAGCCTATCGACGAGAAAGGAACTGTTCGTTGTGGCCGTCCAGCAGGTAAGGATTACCACGCACTGTCAGATGATGCGAAGAAGAAGTACACAGGGATTACGTGCTTCCGTTATCTCTACGGTGTAGTCTCCATGGATGGAGCAACTTCGACGGGTGAGAAGAAAGTCATTGAGACTGAGCCTTGCCTATTCCGTAATAAAGGCGCATCGTTCCTTAACTTCTCTAAAGAAGTCATCGAAGGATGTAATTCTAAAGGTGTTATGTTCCAACAAGTCGATTCGACTGTAACAACACAACGCCACAAGAAAGGTTCAGTGACGTACTTCACTCCTCACTTTGCCCCTGACTTTGCAAACATCTTAGAGATCACTGAAGGCGATGCTGAGATTATGCGTAACATCTTGGAGACGATTAAAGTCGTTAATGATGATGTGCGTCAGAAGCACGATGAGTCTCTGAAGTCGAAGCAGTCAGACACAAAAGTTGTCGAAGCTGTTGAAGGTGAACTTGTTGATGATGAACTAGGATTCTAAATGAAGATCCCTAACGAACATGAAATCAAGGTTCGTAATCTGCTTCAACAAATCAGTGCGGGGGAGTTATCCCCCGTTTCTGATGAGTTAATTGAAGAAGCAGGTGAGCAGTTTAAGCAGTCATTGCGCAAGCAGTTCACAGAGCCACGTAAGGATTTCACACTTCGCATGAGTAATTTGGGTAGGCCGACTTGCCAGTTGTGGTTTCAGAAGCATTACCCGGACATGGCTGAAGAGAAACAGTATGACTTCGTGATGCGTATGTTGATCGGGGATTCTGTAGAAGTTCTCTCTCTGTTTGTGATGAAACTGGCAGGAGTCCCTGTTGAATCAGTCTCAGGTAAAGTCTCAATGGACTTAGATGGAGACACAATCAACGGTGAATACGATGTAGTCATTGATGGCAAAGTATGGGACGTAAAGTCTGCCTCGCCTTACTCATTCCAAAATAAGTTCAAAGACTTCGCAAGTATGCGGAACGATGATCCATTTGGCTATGTATCACAAGGGTATGGCTATGCTCGTGCTTCTGGCAAACCATTCGGTGGATGGATTGTTGTCAATAAGTCAACTGGTGAAATGAAGTTTGTAGAAGCAGAGGAAGATCCTAAATTGATCAAGACTGTGGAAGCAGACATGATTGATACGAAGCGTACCCTAGAGAGAGACCTCCCGCTCAAGCGGTGTTTTGAGGATGTTGAAGAGACATACCGTAAAAAGCCAACAGGGAATAGGCATCTAGGAATGACATGTGCTTTCTGTGATTACAAATTCCAATGTTGGGATAATCTTCAGTACAAGCCATCTGCCGCTAGCACGGCCAAGACTAGACCGTGGAAGTATTACACAGTCTACAATGAAACAGAGACAACTGATGAAGTTCAGCAGGGCGGCTAAGAAACATGGGTACAGATCAGGTCTTGAAAAAACTGTTGCAGATCAAATCAAGAAGCGGGGACTTGTTGTTAAGTATGAAGACCCATCTTCAAGAATTAGCTTTACACAACCCGCTATTGATCGAACGTACACTCCTGATTTTATCCTGCCTAATGGTATTGTGGTTGAAACAAAGGGCAGGTTCACCTTAGAGGACCGTAAGAAACACATCTGGATTAAGGAGCAATACGGCGACAGACATGATATTCGTTTCGTATTCTCCAACTCCAGATCCAAGATTCGCAAAGGATCAAAGACAAGCTACGGCGACTGGTGTATCAAGCATGGTTTCCAATATGCCGATAAACAAATCCCGGATAAATGGTTTAAAGAAAAATGAAATTTACAGTGGACAAGAATGAAGCGTATATCAAAGTAAAGATTACTGAAGACAATTCACTTCAGTTTATGTACGGCTTTAACTTAGATAAACCCGAACAAGGTTTCGATCCTGAGACTGAAGAAGGTGCCGCATTGGCAGACTGTATTTCTGTCATTGCAGGATTAGTGCATCTTAGTCAGGAACACATTGAGGATGTGATTTCTGTTGGTGATTACGCAATTGGCAATGGGGACTTTGAACTAGGCAATGAACACTCAACTGCGATGGCTGAATTCATGCAGAGTTTATCCGATGAAGAGATTGATCTACTTCACGTCAAACCCGAAGGAGAAGCATAATGTCTGAAAACAGAAAAGACTGGGCATCGTTCTTTGAGCAAATACAAGATATTCATGGTGATTCTTCACTTGATAATGCCCTCGACATGGTCAACAAACCAAAACACTACATCTTGAATGATACACTTGAGGTAAAGCACGTGCGGGAGGCTCTCCTGCAAAAGATTATGCGTGATGGCATGGTCATCCCTCACGAAGATGTGTACGACTGGATTACAGCGTGGGAATACGTCACACGTGCTCTCTTTAAGAATGGCGTTGAGGATATGCAGAAAGCTATCTGGTATCTGAATTCATACATTGATCGTGTTGAGAAGAGAGGCGAGTATGTCCACAAGCCGTAAGCTAATCAAAATTAAACTGCCTGAAGCGCAGTTAAAAGAAGTCGTGGTGTTTACCAATGATATGCTTCAGATGATTGAGACAGATACAAGCAGTCTGTCAGAAGAAGAACTCTACGCCTTAAAGAAGATTCGGCATTCTTTCAATAAAATGCTGAAGCAATATAAGGATCAGGCTGATGACAACAATACTTCAACCTGATATTGGATTTGATTATTATCAGCGACACTTTCCTATAGACACTGATAGCTTCTTACCGTACATCGTTGATTCTTTAGAAACTTTGCAAGGTGTTTATGACGCACTGCACAATCATGAGATTAATCAACAACGTGTGGAATATCAATTAGTTGCAGAGGATTTAGGGAAAGTATTGCGAAATATATCTGCAATTTCTGGCAAAATGGGTATACCTTTGTCGGATCTTGCGAGAGCAAACTTATATCATTACGAACAACAGAACAAGATTGATTGAGGAATATGATGATCAAAATTGATTATTCAAGAGATGAGAATCTCTCAGAGCAAGCCCTAAAAGTTTTGCGTGAGTACTATATGCTCCCGGATGAAGGATCACCACAGGATGCATTTGCTCGTGCCGCTGTAGCCTATTGCGGAGGTGATTATGAATTTGCACAGCGTATCTACGACTATGCGTCAAAAAATTGGTTTATGTTTGCGAGTCCTGTCCTCAGCAATGCCCCGAAACAAGACGGAAAGATTAATGGTCTTCCTATTAGCTGTTTCCTTACTTACGTGGGGGACAATCTTGATAGCATCTTTGACCATCGTGTTGAAGTCGGTTGGTTATCTGCTAAAGGTGGCGGTGTCGGTGGGCACTGGTCTGCCGTTCGTAGTGTAAGCAAAAAAGCACCGGGTCCTATTCCTTTCATTAAGGTTGTGGATTCGATGATGCTCTCAGACAAACAAGGCACAACACGTAAGGGCAGTTACGCCGCTTACATGGATATTGATCATCCTGATATTTGGGAGTTCGTAGAAGTCCGTGTGCCTACAGGAGGGGACGTAGACAGGAAATGCCTGAACTTATTCCCCGCAGTTAACGTCACTAATGCATTTATGGAGGCAATTAAAGATGACGCAGAATGGAACTTACGAGACCCTAATGACGGATCTATCAGAGATACACTCTCAGCTAGAGACCTTTGGCAAAGAATACTTGAAGCTAGGCTCAGAACTGGGACTCCTTACATTAACTTTATCGACACAGCCAACGCAGGCTTACCAGAAAGCCAGAGAAAACTTGGACTTCGGATTAACGGGTCTAATCTCTGCAATGAAATCCACCTCCCAACAAGTGAAGAACGCACAGCAGTCTGTTGCCTCTCCTCAGTCAACCTTGAATACTATGATGAGTGGAGAGACACCCGAATGGTCCAAGACCTTATTAGATTCTTGGACAATGTACTCCAATTCTTTATTGACCATGCACCAGAACAACTTGCAAAAGCTAAATTCTCTGCTGAAAGAGAGCGTTCCCTCGGCTTAGGTGCAATGGGATTCCATGGGTATCTCCAGAAGAAAGGAGTCCCATGGCACTCCCTGCGAGCATCCGGCATCAATTACGCAATCTTTAAAGACATCAAGGAGAAAGCAGTTGAAGAGTCGAAGCAATTGGCTAAAGAACTTGGTGAAGCCCCTGACATGGAAGGCACAGGACTACGTAATGCTCACTTACTTGCGGTTGCTCCGAATGCTAACTCGTCTATCATATGTGGGTGCAGTGCATCTATTGAACCTATCAAGTCGAATGCGTATACGCACAGAACACGTGCAGGTTCGCATTTGGTTAAGAACAAGGTCTTAGAAAAAGTTCTGGAGAAACATGGTGAAAATACGGAAGCCACGTGGAAATCGATCATTGCGAACGAAGGCTCTGTCCAGCATTTGGACTTCTTATCGGATGATGAAAAGGATGTTTTCAGAACAGCCTTTGAAATTGATCAAGTCATCGTCGTTGAACATGCGGCGAAGAGACAGGAGTTCATCTGTCAAGGACAGTCTGTAAATATCTTCTTCCCTGCTGGTGTCGAACGATCCTATGTGAATGGTGTTCATATTAAAGCATGGGCAATGGGTCTCAAAGGTCTGTATTATCTACGTAGTGAAGCAGGAGTCTCTGCCGATAAAGTAGGTATGCAAGTCGAACGTGATGCATTGAAAGACTTCGATGGAGACGAATGCGTTAGCTGTCAGGGGTAATTATGGACCAAGATGTTGATAGAATGCTTGTGCGTCTGGACATGGTTAAAGATATCGATCCAGATAATAAAACACTGTTGAATGACGCACATCATACGTTACAGTATGTCTTTGAAGAGATGAAACGATTACGTATGCATAACAATCAATTAATGAATGTGATCTACCAAAATCAAGGAATTATTGAAGATGGTGAATGATTACGATACAATCTGCACTTGTAATATCTGCGACTGTCATTTCGACATTGAGCAGGAAGGAGGCATTGATGGATACTTAGGTGTCCTTGCCTTCTCGCTTTGCCCGATGTGCCACAGTGGCTTAGATTTGTTGTATACAGAAATACATGGGTGCGATCATGATGAAGACGAAGAGATTTAGCAAAGGGCTGTTTACCAAGTACGATAAGCAAGCCCGTCAAGCAACAATCGATTATCTTAAACACATTGGATTCTCTGCCGTAGAGAATGATAATAAATACGCACAAGACTTAGTCGTGGTAGGCGAAATAGACACCTACCCTGAAAAGTACTTTGTCGAGTGTGAAGTTAAGGCGGTATGGCGAGGTAGTCACTTCCCATACCCCAACGTTCAACTCCCCTACCGCAAAAAGAAATTCTTCAATAAGCCGACGCAGTTCTTTATTTGGAATGAGGACTGCACTCGTGCGGCTACGTTCTGGTCTCATGACGTGAAGCCATTACAACCTGTTGAAGTACAGAATGTGCACATTGCCAAAGGTGAGTACTTCTATCAAATCCCTTTAAACCTAGTCACTTTCGTGGAGAAAAATGTATGATGGTTAATGATATGCATGTGAATGACCGGTACGTCCCAGTATCTATGAATGAACTACACGATGTCATTATGACAGCTTGGCATACAGTAGATGACATTAAGGCTTTAATTAAGTCCTCTGAGAACATGAATGAAGATCAGATGATGAATGCCCTTCTGGGGCTAGAGATATTCGCTGATATGCGCTTTCATGAAATATTTGATACGTACGAACATGTAATGCACAACCAACGAGTAGCACTAGAAAAGGGAAACGGCTATGACAAAGGAATGGAAGCACTTAGAGCA